AGCGTCAGGCAGAGATTTACATGTCTCGCGCTCGCCAACTCATGGCATTGGATGCAGAGCTAGAGCGGCCGCAGTGGCTAGCTGCTGCTGTCGCTCGCTTGCAAGATTACGAACGTGAAGCACGCGCTAAGGGCAACCTCAGCATTGCAATCAAGGCCCTAGAAGATCAGGCCAAGCTGCTGCGGTTTGAGATCTCGTGATTGAATTGCTGCACGGCGACTGCCTCGACCGGCTGCGCGAGCTGCCGGACTGCAGCGTGGATGCGTGCGTGACGGACCCGCCCTATGGGCTGAGCTTTATGGGCAAGGCATGGGACTACGACGTGCCGGGCGCGGAGGTGTGGCGCGAAGTGCTGCGGGTGCTGAAGCCCGGCGGTCACCTGCTGGCGTTCGCGGGCACCAGGACACAGCACCGGATGGCGGTGCAGATCGAGGATGCAGGCTTCGAGATCCGCGACATGATCGCGTGGGTGTATGGGTCGGGGTTTCCCAAGTCGCTGGACGTGAGCAAGGCGATTGACAAGCACGGCGGCGCGTCGGTTGCATGGTTCGGCCCGTGGTTCCGCAAGTGGAGGACTGAGCACGGCATCACGCAGAAGCAGGTAGCGGCGCTGTTCCCGAGCAAGACTGGCGGGCTAACTGGATGCGTGGCCAATTGGGAGCTGGGTTTGAATCTGCCAACTCCTGATCAGTTCAACCTGATCCGCGACACCTTTGGGCTGCCGTTTGACAGCATCGAGGCAGCCGAGCGCGAGGTGGTGGGGCAGCGCACCACTGGCATCGGCACCGGGAAGGGCTCAACGCCGATCATGGGCGACGGCAGCCGCGACATCACCGCCCCCGCGACCCCTGCCGCGCAGCGATGGTCTGGCTGGGGCACCGCGCTGAAGCCAGCTCTGGAGCCGATCACGGTGGCGCGCAAGCCACTGACGGGCACGGTGGCGGCGAACGTGCTGGAGCACGGCACCGGGGCGATCAACGTGGATGGGTGTCGGGTTGATGGGGGAGACACAGAAGCCTTGGCAAAGAACTGGGATCGTCACCAAAGCAGCTCAATGGCCGGGACTGTGCAATACGTTGCGCAAAAGGCGGTTGATCTGCGTGGTTACGCGCCAGCAGGCCGCTGGCCGGCGAACCTGATCCACGACGGCAGCGATGATTCGTGCGAGCTGCTGGGCAGCGCAGCCCGTTTCTTCTACTGCGCCAAGGCGAGCAAGGCCGATCGCGGCGAGGGCAACGGGCATCCGACGGTGAAGCCCACCGAGCTGATGCGCTACCTGTGCCGGCTGGTGACGCCACCCGGCGGTGTGGTGCTCGATCCGTTCATGGGCTCAGGATCCACCGGCAAGGCTGCGATGCTGGAGGGCTTCCGGTTCATCGGCATCGAGCGCGAGGCCGAATACCTCGAGATCGCGCGCCATCGGGTGCAGGCGGGTGACGTGCAGGGTGCATTTCTGTGAGCATCGTTAGCGGCATCTGCGAACCAGTGCCGCTGCTTGCATTCATGCAGCAGCAGACGCCTGAGGACACTGACGACTTGATCACCCGCATCCGCGCTGATCTGCACCCTGGGCAGCTCGCGTTTGTGGATGACAGCGACACGCAAATCATTGGCATCTCAGCTGGTTATGGCGCCGGTAAGACACGTGCGCTGTGCGCTAAGGCGGTGATGCTGGCCGCGGCCAATCAGGGCTTCATCGGTGCAGTGATGGAGCCGACTGGCCCATTGATCCGCGACATCTGGCAGAACGACTTTGAGAACTTCCTAGAGGCGTATGAGATCCCCTACACCTTCAGGGCTAGCCCGCTGCCGGAGTACATGCTGCACCTACCAGGCGGTGATACCAAGATCCTGTGCCGCAGTTTTGAGAACTGGTCAAGAATCATCGGCTTGAACCTTGCATGGGTGCTGGCCGATGAGATCGACACGGTGACGCCCAGCATTGCCAACAAGGCATTTCCCAAGATCCTTGGCCGCTTGCGGTCCGGCAACGTGCGGCAGTTTGGCGCTGCATCTACGCCAGAGGGCTTCCGCTGGATGTGGAACACATTCGGCAGTGAGGATGCCAAAGGACGTGCGGATCGCAAGCTGATCAAGATGCGATCAGCAGACAACCCACACCTGCCGCCGGACTTTATCGAGAGGCTAGAGGCCAACTACGACCCAAACCTGCTGCGGGCCTACCTAGACGGCGAGTTCGTAAACCTCACTACCGGCACCATCTACGACCGCTTCAGCCGCAACAAGCACGTGGTGGCTGATCTGCCAGACCTAGACCGCGAGCCGTTGCGCATTGGCGTTGATTTCAACGTTGGCAACATGTCCGCCGTGATCGGCGTCCGCACTGGCAGCAGCCTGCTACTGATTGATGAGATCAGCGGCGCCCATGACACCGATGCATTGGCGCAAGAGATCCAAGCGCGTTACCCGCAGCGGCGTATCTACATCTACCCAGATGCCAGCGGCGGTAACCGCAGCACCAACGCAAGCCAGACCGACATCCAAATCTTGGAGTCCTACGGCATGTCAAACCAGTCGCCACGTGCAAATCCTCCCGTCCGTGATCGCGTGGCTGCTGTTCAGGCTTTGCTGGAAAACGGCAAAGGTCAGGTCAGGCTCACCATCCACCAGCGCTGCAAGCGGCTGATCGAATGCCTGGAGCTGCAGTGCTACACCGACAAGGGCGAACCGGACAAGGATGCCGGCCATGACCACATGAACGACGCGCTCGGCTACTTGGTATGGCGTGAATTCAACCCATTGCACGCAGGTGCTGGGCGATCTACAGGCATCAGGCTATATTGATTCCGCCAATCATTAACTCTACCCATGCTCAAGGGTGCTGAACTACTCGCCAAGGTCAAAGAACTGGGCAATGCGCCTAAGTCCGAACTGGTGCGCGCTTGCGGCTACGTGATCAAGGATCGCGTGGCATTCACGCAGTTCTATGAAGCGCTGCTGGAAGCCAAAGGCGTTGACCTAGGCAGCAAGACAGCAAAGCGTGGCCGCGGCCTGACCTACAAAGCCAAGGTGCAATTCAACGGTAAGCTGCAGATTGGTGATGGCTACCTGCGCGAGATGGGTTACGAGCCCGGCGCTGAGTTTGACATCAAGATTGGCCGCAATAGCATCACGCTGACTGCTGCTTAAACTGCATTCATGACCGCGGCGCTGTAATGTACACCGGCTTCAATAACTACGACCGGCCTATTGCGCAGCGCCGCGTTACTCGCGTGCAGGATGCCAACTCATCGTGGTACGCGATGGAACCGCACTGGATGCTCATTGAGGATCTATTGCAAGGCACTTATCAAATGCGCAAGCGCCATAGGCGCTATCTGCCGCAGGAGCCGCGTGAGCTGGATGAGTCTTACGACAACCGCTTGGCACGCAGTGTTTGCCCGCCGTTCTATCAGCGCCTTGAGCGGATGCTGGCTGGCATGTTAACGCGCAAGCCAGTGCGGCTTGACGACACAGCAGATGTGATCCGTGAGCAGTTGTTCGATGTTGACCTGCAAGGCGATGATTTAAATGTCTGGACCTATGAAACCACACGCAAGATGGTCCGTTATGGCCACGTTGGTGTACTGGTGGATGCACCTTCTGATGGGGGTAGACCCTACTGGGTGACATATACACCACGGCAGATCCTTGGCTGGCGTGCTGAGCAGCAGGAAGGCCGACAGGTGTTGACGCAACTGCGACTTGCCGAGACTGTCACCGTGCCTGATGGCGAGTTTGGCGAGAAGGCAGTAGAGCAAATCCGTGTATTGACGCCAGGTGAGTTTCAACTGCATCAAAAGCAAGATAACGGCGACTTTAAGGTTGTCGACGAGGGCCGCACAAGCCTCAGTGAGATTCCTTTCTCAGTTGCTTATGCGCAGCGGCATGGCTTCATGGAGTCACGGCCGCCGCTGGAAGACATCGCCGAGCTGAACCTCAAGGCATATCAGATCCAAAGCGACCTCGATAACCAGCTCCACATCAGCGCCGTGCCGATGCTGGCGTTTTATGGCTTCCCATCTGCAGCAGAGGAAGTTAGCGCTGGACCCGGCGAGGCAATTGCATTCCCTGCTGATGGCCGCGCTGAATACATCGAACCCGCTGGCCGCAGCTTTGATTATCAGTTCCGCAGGCTTGAGCAGCTTGCACTGCAGATCAATGAGCTAGGTCTGTCGGCAGTACTGGGCCAGAAGCTATCTGCTGAAACTGCTGAGGCAAAGCGCATTGATCGCAGCCAAGGCGACAGCACCATGATGGTGATTGCGCAGAACGTGCAGGACATGATCGACAACTGCCTGCAGTTTCATGCGCAGTACATCGGCAACAACACATCACCTGGCAGCAGCTACGTCAACCGTGACTTCCTTGGCACACGCCTTGAACCGCAGGAAATCCAAGCGCTGCTGCAGCTTTACACCGCAGGCACCATCACGCAAGAAACGTTGCTGCGTGAGCTTGCTGAAGGAGATGTGCTAGGCGACGACTTT